TAGTTCTTATATAAATTATTTTATAACTTTTAATCTGTATTCTAAATAAGGGAGATAATAACCTTTAACTACTAACTCCCTTTTATTTTCTTTAATTACAAATAAAATCATATAATATGAAGATATTGACATTAATATATGCCATAACATATGAGTATTAATAATACATATAAAATCAACTAACCAACTAGTTATTGCTAAAATACCAATTTTCATACTATTATACCAAAGATAATCATCCTTATTGTTATTAACAGATTGATATGTTGATAAAATTAATAAGAACCCACATACTAATAGAATAGGCGGACTAACACTCGGATGAAACCAACTTATACAACTTAAAATGAATGAAAGAAATATATAAATAGAATAATTAATTTTATAATAAACTCTTAAACAATATGTAATTAACAAAATTATACTCAACTCATCTAAGAATTGACCAATAAATGATAAAGTAGCGTGGAAAATGGCTGATGTAATACCAATCGAAAATAAATAGAACCAAGGAACATTATCTAATTTCATATTATAATGCATGTAATATCCATATATTCCAGATAGACAGAAAAATAATGATGTAATTGAATTCCAGAATTCAATAATATAAGAAGAGTATATAAAAATATCTCCCATTCTTGTTTCACACCATCTCATTGGACTTGAGAAGTAATCAAACATTTATTATGTAATATTTAAACTATTATTTTAAACAATTTTAATTAGTTTAACCAAGTAAATCATTGTTTTAATTATACGTACTACATAATAATATAATTATATCAAAGTACCAAAATTATAATGTATAAAATTAAAATTGAATAATAATATAATTTCATATGAATTAATTACTATATGCGAATATTACAACTATTACCAGAAGAAATAGAATCACTTATAGAAGAACAAATAGTATTATTACATTCTGGTCACGGTAGTAATAAAAGAATCAATTATCTAAAAAAACAATTATCAATAATAATTCGAAGAAAAAGAATAGTAAAGAATAAAAATATTTCTAGAATAATTATTGATCCTCTTGTCGCAAAACAAACTTATGAATGTGCAATTTGTTTTGAGATTCATCCTTTTACAAACCTCTTAAAAACTAGTTGTAACCATTATTTTGGTAAACAGTGTTATAATAATTGGAGAACATTATGTAAAGAAAAAGTTACATGTCCGTGTTGTCGTAAAGTTAATCCACCTATTTCCTTTTTTATAAATATATTTTAGTTATACTACAATATTATTATCCTGATAATCTAAGATAAATTTAATAATATTATCTTTATATTTAATGTCACTTCCCCAAAAGACCGGAATTTTTTTATATTTTAAGTATTCTAATTCAGCTTTACAATTCTTTTTGAACCAATCTGATAAACAATAAACATAAATGATCTTATATTCTGGAAATGTTCTATTATATTGCCAAAGTTTGAAATCTGGAGTTTGAATTTTTTCACAAACTGACCCATTTACTTGTTGAAACTTTTTTTCTATTATAAATAATCTTTTATTTGTTTCATCAATAAAACATTCATCTGGGTTTTTACATCCATGTGCTTTTTCTATTTTATTGTTTATTTTATCATTCATACATTTGAATAATCCAGTTTGTTTAGTCGCTTTGAATTCTTGTTCTGAATCTATGAATTTAATAATTTTATAATTTTTATCAGATAATATTATTGTATATTTTTGATTTAATTCTGTTAATTCTTCATAAGATACTCCATTTTTATTTGTATTTGCACCTCCTGCACCTGTTCCTCTATTTAATTTGGCAGCTTTATAATTTTTATTAGATAATAATATTGTATATTTTGGGTTTAATTCTGGTAATTCTTTACAAGATAATCCATTTTTAGGTGAATCTGATTTTCTATCCAACTTATTCGTTTTACTAGTAGAATCTTCTAATACTTGGTTTGTAAATATAGACTCTTCAATTGACATTTTTAATAATATAAATTTATATTATTAAAAAATCTTATTATTTCAAATTTTATAATTTGTAGTTAATTATTACTATAACCTAACATATTCGTACTGAACAACAACTTAAACATCCACATTTTCATCTGTATTTTGTTCATCATTCAAAGAAAAATTCCAAATTAAAATTTCATTATCCTCGTTCTTTTGTTGAAAAACATCTGATTTTCCTTTTGCGCTTCTCATTTGTCTACCAATATAAAATGTTTTCATATTAAAACCCTTGTATAAATCTTTCACTTCTTGACAAGGAGCATTAGAAACAATAAACTTTATTCCTTTCTTATCTAATTCTTTACAGTATTCTGCTAGGGTTTTCTGTTCTTCTATTAAAAAAGGAGTTTTCCAATATGCTGTAAAATTACTTTTCTTACATGGATAATATGGTGGATCAATATATACTAAATCTCCTGCCTTAAATTTTTTTAACTTAAACTCTTGATATGAAGTTGATTTAAATTTAATTTCATTATTATTAAAATATTTTGATAAATTATCAATTTCATTTTCATGGTAAATTGATGTGTTATATTCTCGATATGGGACATTATATTTTCCATCTAGATTTTCACGGTAAAGACCATTAAATGACCTTTTATTTAGATAGATGAAAATAGATGCTATCTCAATTTTTTCTGATTCTGTAATATTAACTTTATGTTTCAAAAGATTATATTCTTCCCTAATCTTATAATATTCTTCTTGACAATTTTTTGATGCTTGATTTAACTTCTTTAGGCTTTTTTTTAACAAAGTTACATCATCCTTAATCACCTTATACATATTAATTAACCAAATATTAATATCATTAAAAGTTGCTTTTTTTGGTCTTAATAATAGAGGTAATGACAGCGACCCACAGAATAAGTCAAAAAATCTTTTGTGATTAGCTGAATTATATAAAAGTCTAAAATGTTCAATTATCTTATTCTTTCCACCGGCCCATTTTATGATAGGTTTTACTTCATACTCTATTGTTTTCAAAGAAACATTACTCATTTTTATATATTAATAAATTAATATTTCTATAGATCTTTTTTCATTTTTTTCTAAATTAATAATAATGTTATAGAACCTATAATTTACCATTAAGATATACAGAATACTTGTAAACATCTATTTAATAAAATATAAATATATTATATAGATGAATTTTAATATAAACTTATGTTTGATAGTACTAATAGTATTTATCATATTATATAATTGCTTGCAATGTAAAGTTGAAAATTTTCACAACCATTTTCAAGTTAATGATTTTGATAATTATAATAATAATGTCTTCCCATTAACAAAAAATATTACTAAACAAGAAAATGATTTTATAAAAAAATGGATTAATATGTTAGAAGAAAATGACCTAAGTAAATTCGATCATATTTCAACATATATGATTGGTTATACTATTTTTAAAGATGGTCATATTAATAAATCAAGGTTTGGAATTGGAACATTAACTAAACACCAAGAATTTAAAAATGATTGTTTGAATTTTTTACGGAAATATAATCTAGAATTTAAAGAACCGCCTGGATATCTTTGGTACGGATTAGCTTGGGATATTGAAGATAAAATTTTAAAAGTATATCTATTAAATAAAAAGAGAACAAAGATTGTTTCACATATTTATTCTGTTACTAGACTTGAAGATAAAATATCTGAAATTTACTTTTCTTCTAAAAAACATTACAATATTAATCAAGACAATACATTGATGTTTAAGGACCATCAAGTTGTTTCTCAAATCAATACAGAAATTTTACCAATATATCTTAGAAACAGGTATCCAAAATCTAAAAAAATTATATCTTTCATGAATAAAGGTAAATGGGACTTGAATACATATAGTGAATATAATGGAAAATTAAATCTTTATTTTGATTAAAATTATTCCTGATATTTTATAAATAATTTTTTAAAATTATTTATTATTTCACTTTCATCAAGTAACCTATTAAATCTACAAAGTTCACTTAATAATACCCTTTTAGCAAGTCCTCTACTATATTTAAAATTATCGTCATTTTCACTATAAGTTTTATAGATTGGAATTAAAATATCTTCGTTTTCATTAATAATATATTTTAATGGATTTTCAAAATCTAAAACCCAGGTATTTTCAAACTTTCCACAGGTGCGTTGAATAGTAACATTTTTATTTTCGGTTAAAGTATGTGATTTTGAATAATTAGATATAAAATAATTAAAAGGTATTGAATTATTATCAACATACCATTTTTTTATGAATGTTATACCAATGTTTTTTTCAGAACAATTTATACAAGTCTGATAACCAAATAAGAATGTAATTTCATTAGTTAAAGTATATTTATTCTCTTGATTATTACAAAAATCACAGTGTTTAATATGAGTCATTCCCAAATATTTTGGTTGAATATTTAGATTTATAATTTCTTCTTTGCTCTTTTTACTAATTTCATCATTTAATATTTTTAAAGTTATAATTTTATAGTTTTTAAAAAATTGTGCCATTAAAATATTTTAGAAATTAGTTTAAAACTATATTTTTAAATGTAGTTTATAACATATGGAAGTTGCAAACACAAACAGTAATTTTAATATAAGTCAGCTAAATGATAGTTTATTAGCTGGTTTATACGCAAATGGATACACAAATCTTGAAAATATTAATACTGAATTATTCAATTCTATTTCAAACTGGGATAAAATATTTGCTAAATTTGACAACTCGTCAAGTGATAACGAAGTTTCTTTAATAACATCAGTTATTAGTTCTCTAATTAATAATAAAGAGGGTGATATTCTATTTGTTGTTTCAGATACAACACAAGTAGAAAAATACAAGTTACAATTTAAAAAAGTATCAAATTACGTAAACTCAGTTGATATAAGAACAATTCAAGAAGAATCAACTGCTCGATTGATTATTGCGGATGTTAAAAGTATTAGCTCTAATATTGAAAATGTAAAATATATTATTGTTAATGATTGTATAACTAACAGATTAGTAACAAATTTAAAATATAAAGATATTAATATAGCATTCTTATCTACAGAAATTAATAATACTATTATTGAGAATGTAAAGAAACTAGCCGGTGACGATATTGAATCAGCCACAACCGTACCAGTTGTTGAATCAGCCACAACCGTACCAGTTGTTGAATCAAACACAACCGTGCCAGTTGTTGAATCAGCCACAACCGTGCCAGTTGTTGAATCAGCCA